CTCATCAAGCTACGATCACTACAGGAAGACGCAGAACCGGACATTCCTGCAGAGACGTAGTTTGTTTTATCAACCTTCATATCACTAGTATACCGCTGTTTCCATTTAAAGTCAAGCACTTTCTTATCGGCTTTTTTACCGCCAGTCATTGACTGGACCCAAGCTTCGTGTTCTGCAAGAGAAAGAGCTTGGCGTTTATTATTGCTACGCTTAGGTTTACGGTTTACAGTAGTGGTATAAAACACTGGAAGAAGATGCATTGTCATCAGCGACTCCTTGATTATATACATAGTATACCTTATTTGGAACTTAAAGTCAAGTGTTAAAAATTGTTGCTTTCCAAATAATTCTATCAAGAATCTCGCGTACTTTTTTCTTGGCAGGTTCATAACGATGCTCTTTAATATAAAGAAATTTGCTAATGTTAGAATACTTTTGCTCTTCCCACATATCATCACGGGAATCCATCATATTTTCAAGAGCTTCCATGAAGTCATCTAAATCAGTTTTCTGCTGCTGCGACATCTTTATCCTGCTCCAAATTTTCAACAATGATGTACTTAGCATCTTTATCGAGTTCGGCGTAAGCCTCTAGCATACGTCGAACGTTATTCAATCTCTTAATAACATCTAAGATTGTTTTTTGGGCAGCTGGGTCGTTATAACCTTCTTGAAGGTCCATGAGAACAGCATCTAAATTAGAATCAGCAGAATAATCAACGTGGAACTTGATAGAGGTTCCATCACTTTGCATTTCCTGCTGAGTAATTAGAGGGGGAAACAAGATAGCTTTAATTTGCTCAATTTGTTCGTCTGAAGTTGAAAAAGGCTTCTTCTTAATAATCCACGGTATTTTCATAACAAATAATTACCTCACTTCTTTTTGCGACCCATGTTGTACTTAGCTTCTAAAATCCACTCATCTTTTTCTTTATGGTTGATTATCTTAATTTGGCTCATAGATGCCAATGGCTGTTTAATAACTTCGTTATCAACAACTTTCAATAGACCCCAATCCTGAACAAGTTCAACGATCTTATTACGGCGACCCTTGTCTTCTTCTGAAAAGTTCGATGGTTTTCCATCAATCGCGAACATTTCTTTGAAATGAACAATGTAATACTTACCTTGCTTATGGAAAATATGGCATGACTGATAGAGCTTTTTTTCTTTACGGGAGGCAACACCAATACGAGTAAGAGTTTCTTTGATCTTTAGGAAATCTTCTTCTTCTGCTATTTTTACCTCAACCAATGTATTAAGTAAATCATTCATTTAACCCCACCTTTTTCTTGTTTTTGTCTAATCAATTCAATCTGATCCTGTGTAAGGATCTTGTACGCTTCTTTTGCACGCACAATGTTATATTTATAATAACTTTGAATTAAAGAGATTACCTCCGATTCCTTCTTGAGTTCCTTATCAAGCTTCTTCTCTGCCTCTGTTTTCTTCTTACCATAGCGAGTTTTCTTCGGCACAGAATAAAAGAGATAGTGGTAGTGAAGTTTATCGGAGAGGTGATGATTAATATTCATCTGGTTGGCAAGTAATATAGTATCCTGATGGTTTGAAAGAGAAGAGTTTGTACGCCACTTTTCATATTTAAACTCTTGCTTGGTATCTAGATTAATAAGAACCTTGCCAGAGTTAATACTATTTTCATACACCCAGTTATACTGGGGCTTGACGTAAACTTCTTCTACAACAACTTTTCTTTTCTGAAGAGTTACGTCTAACATTTCCATTACAAAATCTCCAAATGCTCGATCATAATCTCTGCAATAAACGATGCGAAGTTGATTTCAGAGTTTGCGGCAAATGCATTCTGATACTGATACTTAGCAATCAAAGTTACAAGAGCAGGAATATCTTTTACCTGGAAATACTGACCAACAGAATCGTAAAACTGATTATAGAGGAAGTTTACATCTGTGTCTGCATTATCTTTAATCCACTTACGGACCTTGGTAAAGTCTTTCTCTTTCATAAGATTGATAAGATCACGGATACTGTTTTCCTGCATATTAGCAAGGATACCAGAGTCAATTTTACCAGTTGCTGAATAACGCTGCAGCTCGTTAAGTACACGACGCCAGTCAGGGAAATGCTTTTGGATTACCTCTGCAATTACAGCTGATTCATACTTAACATTTTCTGTGTTAAGAATAAAATTAACTCGCTTCATAAACTGCATAGCGAGCTTGGCCATATCTTTCTTAGTAATTTTAAAATCAATTACCGAACATCGCGAGTGAAGAGGCTCGATAATGCGATTCTTGAAATTACAGGTTAGAATAAACCCACAGTTCCTTGAGAACTCTTCCATAAAATTGCGGAGTGCAGGTTGAGTAGAGTTGGCATTGAGGTAGTCGGCTTCATCAAGGATAACGTACTTGCGTCCACCTGAGAACGAGACGGAAGAGGCGAAGTTAAGGATTTCATTTCGGAGGGTGTCGATATTGCCATTCATAGATCCGTTAATAATAATGTAATCACAACCAAGCTGTTCAAGCATGGCACGAGCAACAGTTGTTTTACCAACACCCGCCGACCCAGAAAGGATAAGATTAGGGATGTTCTTTTGATCAACAAACTGTTGGAAGGTCGCCTTCAAATCAGCAGGAAGGATAGCTTCTTCAATTGTTTTTGGACGATACTTTTCTACCCACAGGAATTCTTCAAGCATTATTATTCACCTCATCAGAAATAAACGATTCAATAGTATTACCTTCAGAAGATAATTGTATTTGTTTATTTGTTCTCCAACCTAACCCATGCTTCAGGTTAAAGTTTTTTTCATCATAACAAATGATACATTCTGTTCTAAAATCAGAAGCTTTTAAAGCATGTTCTGGAATATCTTGTCTATTTTGTTTTACATAATAATTAATAAGCGGTTTTTCTTCCCCGCAGCATGAACAAATTTTAGTCTTATATGCTGTGGTTCCAAAAATAGTATTAGCTTGCATATTCGGAGTCGACCGCCAAACAACTGATATCGTGTCGATTCTCTCAACTTTCGCACCCATCACATATCTCCATAATATAAAAGTGGGAGGAGTCATTATAACCCCTCCCGAGTCACAAGTCAACTAAAAGTTGACGATTGCTCAACCGCAATCCAGTACTCAGCATCACTCCCACTAAAATGAGAGATACCACGAGAGCTGATGTTAACTTCATAGTCTCCAGGAATGATCTTAATATTCTCTGACTTAAAGATAGCCTTGAAGGTCTTGGTTGTTTCACCAATAACGATCGAATAAAGATCACCATACTGGTTCTTTGAATCAGTAGCCTGAAGGGAGATGTTAGTACCATCACCAAAAACAACAATTTCAGGAAGACCAAGAACGCCAGCCGCCCTCTCAACATCCTTCAAGTTCTCGTGAGATAGCTTAAAAGAAACGTCGATTGAAGGAAGATTGATTTCCTTTTCGGGAGCCTTTGTAATCGTGTTCTCATCTGCATAGGTGTAATGAGTCTTCTTACCGCCATCAGAAATATCAACAAACTTTTCATTGAACTTCAACTCAGGATCATTAAAGAGACTGAGTGTTGAAATAAAACGATCAAGATTATAGATAGCAAAACGATTACCAAACTCGGTAGACACCTTTGCCTTTGCCATGATTGTCTTTGAAGTCGAGATAGTCTTCAAAGTATTACCTTCTTGGATCAAAATAGAAGGATTGATCTTTGCGAAGTTCTTAAGAACGTTGATTGTATTCGTGTCAATTTTCATTATATATTTCTCCTTTAGAGTTTCACTTTTTATTTTTACCACCAAGATTTCCTGGATCAGCAGTTGCCGCAGCACCAATCTGAGCAAGATCAGCGAGCGAACCACCAAAGATATAGCTACCAACATGCTGTAGCTTCATCCATGGGCAGAACCAAGTACTAAGCCCAGCTTGCTGCGCCTTCTGACAGAACCAATAATCCTCTGACAGATAACGCTTAGTAGTGGGATCAATTTCAGCCTGGAAATACATCATAATTTCACGCGAGCCATCAAAGTGTTCTGTACGAACATGATCAGGCTTATACATATACTGTGGATATGTTTCGGAAAACTTCTTCATTGCTGCCTTAGTTACCATCATGAAACCAGTACCGATCTCAAGAACTTCACAAGGCTCACTGATTTGAATGGAAGTTTGACCACCCTTTGGGTTAAAGACGAAGTCACCAACAAACTTTTCAAGTACATTGGGGTCCGAGTCAGCAACACCCTTATCAACTGCTTGCTTAATCTTTTCCCAGCTGATACACTTCTTAGGATAGGGTCCGCCAATGATGTCGTACTTTTCAGGATCTCCTGATTGAAGAGCCATTAGAGCAATAACATCCTGTGGGTTAAATCCGATATCCGAGTCAATGAACATCATATGCTCGGCATCAGAACGCATAAACTCATCAACGCAATAGTTACGTGCACGAGTAATCAAAGACTCGTTAAACAAATAATAAAGCTGAAGAGGAATATCGTACTTT